GATCTGAAACCCCAGTTGTTGTTAAGGGGTTTAATGCAGTGCAAACTGCTGATATTCTGTTAAAGAAGTTCAACTCGTTTGAAAAGACCGTTTGTTTGGGTCTAGATGCGAGTAGATTTGATCAGCATGTTAGCCAGCAGATGCTAAAATGGGAACACAGCATCTACAACAGCATGTTTCAATCCCCTGAGTTGAGGAAACTCCTTAGGTGGCAGATTGATAATGTTGGATTTGGGAGATGCGATGATGGGTGGTTAGAGTACAAGGTCAAAGGAAAGCGTTTCTCAGGAGACATGAATACTGCCCTTGGAAATTGCCTAATCATGTGTGCAATGGTGCATTCTTATGCCGAGGAAAGGGGAGTCAAAATTGAGTTGGCGAATAATGGTGATGACTGTGTGGTTTTTATGGAGGCGGAGCATTTGAACCAGTTTTCACGCGGATTGGATGAGTGGTTTGAAGAGGTTGGTTTTGTTATGACTAAGGAACTCCCTGTGTATGATATACATGAGGTTGAGTTTTGTCAATGCAAGCCAGTATTCGGACACCACGGTCTCGTAATGTGTCGTAGCTTTGAAAAAGCACGCGAGAAAGATTCAATCTGCTTATTCGACATCTCCCGCCCGTCCGCTGCTCGTAAGTGGATGGGTGCAATAGGTGAGTGTGGTTTAGCTTTAGCTAGTGGAGTTCCTGTGTTTCAAGAAATGTATAATGCATTTGTGACACATGGAATTCCTAGCAAGCTTACCAAGTCAGTCGGTTGGCAATGTGGCATGACCATAATGTCGAAAGGCTTGCACGCTCGATATGAAGAGATTACCGATGATTCAAGGTATTCCTTCTATATTGCTTTTGGAGTGACCCCTGATGAGCAGGTGGCGTTGGAGGAGTATTACCGGAACTGGGAACCTACCTTCGATTGCCATTGGAACGCTGATTTATCAGACGTGATAACTGCTCCCTTCTAGTCTTTAATGACAAATATTGTGGTGATATTAGTAAGATGAAAAATAGTAAAAATCTAAATAACATGACAGCGGGTGGCAAGACGACCCGCAACAAGAGACGTAGTAAACGTCAAGCTAAGAATGGTGACATTCTAACTGGTTATGTGGTCAGTAGACCGTTTACCGCCGCACTTACCCCTGATAATCCGGGACATGCATCAATCCGAC